CGCGCTATCTCACGCCCGAGCAGCTTGACCGGATCAATCCATTGCCAGGGGGAGCGAAGCGCTATGCGCCAGCCAATACGAACGCCCCGCCTATCGGTCCCGACGCCGCCTAGCGCTTGGCGCGGATCCTCGGTCGTGCCGCCGCGTCCGCCGCCGAAGCCGGCTTTGGTCCGCAAGCCGTGCGGCCTATGTAACCGCGTCCGCGCCTGGATCGGGATCGGGCCGCGGTGAGCGAGACCGAGGAAGGCTGGTCGCGTGTCGTCGATCAGCGCGTTATCGCGATCGAGACGGCGCTGGATGAGATCGAGCGCGAGCTTGCCCGGCATATTATCCGGCTGAGCGCGGTCGAGCGCGTCGCGATCGCGTTCGCCTTGGAGCGCTTTGCCACTCGCTGGCCGCACGAGCGAAGGATGGAGCCGTGGTGACCAGCAACGCGCCGACCGCCGACCGCGCGCGCCATGCCGAGACGATCGAGCCGCCGCGCGTCGATGCGTCGAGCTTCCGCCAAGGCTGGCGCGTCCGCTCGCGGCTCGATGCGCTGCTCGCCGATCGCCGGATCAGCGCCGGCGTCTGGCAGGTCGCGGTCGAGTATCGCGACGGCTGGGCTCGCGTCCTGGCCGGGCGCGGCGGCGAGCTTGGCGGCGTTCGGATCAGCGGCGTCGCGGACGTTCACCTGCGGCAGATCGGCTTGGTCGATACCCTCGCCGTCCTGACCGAGATCGAGCGGCGGATCGGCCGGCTCGCCACCGCGCTTTGCTTCGCCTGCGTCGTCGAGGATCGCTCCTGGGCTTCGACCGGCCGGCTCTGCGGCCGCAATCCCGAGACCGTTCGCGACTGGACCGCGCTCGCCCTCCGCGCGCTGGCCGTAGGCTGGGCTACGCGCCGTCGAGGGGCGTCCGCCGCATGGTCGCCGCCGCCGGAGCCGAGCCGCCGCGTAGCGGCTTCCTAGGCGCCGGAACGGGCATGTCGGCTTTTGTGGCCGTTTTGCCACACCGGACAATCTGGCCTGTCAGATCGTCCGGGGGAGAATCGGGAACGGCCGAATCGGTTCGGCGCATAGGACGGAATTCCGGTTGCTCAAAAGTCGGCAGGAGGTTTTGAGCAACGCGCCGCGCACGATTGTTGCGCGCTTCCGCGATCGGTGGTAGCGATTCTGTCATCCTCGCAGCCGTTGCGTGTGACGCGCCGGCCAGCGACCACCGAAAATGCCAGCAGATCGCTTCGAACGCGGCGCCATCGTGCGTTGCAATAACAAGCTCTGGATCGTCTGGACCTATCCCCGTCGGGAGCGGTTCGCCGATCCGATTGCGCTTCCGGTTATGCCGCAGACCGGCCCGCGCCATCGCTCGCAAATCCGGCTCACGCTCGGCGGTCGGCCGGTCCTGGTGCACTTGCTCGATCCGGTCTCGCTGCCGCATCTCGGTTGCGAACAGATCGGACAATGCGTCGATACCGTCGTCGCCTTGCTCGGCGCGAGCATGCAACGCGCGATCGACGCCGCCTCGAGCGAACGCCAGCGCGTCGCGTAATGGCAACGCGCGCGCCGGTCTATCAACCGATCGGCTGGCAATCCGAAGCCGAGCGTCGTCGCACCTATGACCGAAGCAAGGTCAGGCACTATGACAAGCGGCGGTGGCGCGATCAGTTGCGCGTCGCCTATCTCGCAACACATCCGCTCTGCGAGTGCGGTTGCGGTCGAGCGGCGACCGTTGTCGATCATAAGCAACCGCACAACGGCGACGCCGCGCTTTTGTATGCCTGGGACAATCTGCAAGCGATGACCAAGCAATGCCACGATCGAAAGACTGCCGCCATCGATGGCGGTTTTGGCAATCCAGTGAGGGCTAAATGATGCGCAAAACGATCCTGCTCGCCGCGACCGCAATCGGTATCGGCGCAATGCCAGCCCAAGCCAGCGTGATCCTTACATTCGGCCAGATCGGCGCGAACAATACGATCACCGCAACCGCCAATGGTGCGGGCACTTCGACGACGCTCAGCGCAACTGATGTGCCGATTACGATCACGCAAATACTCGGTGGTGTGCCGGTCGCCGCCGACTTCTCGCTTGCGGCTACGTCAAGCGGCGTTGCGTTGCCGATCGGCGTTGGTGGCGCATTCCAGCACTTCAATGGATCGTTTACCATTACGTCTGGCGCTGGTGGAACTGGAACGAACTATCTAAGCGGCAATTTTCAAGACATCGTGCTTGGTGTTGGTGCGTCGTCTGTATTGTCGTCTGGTGCGCCACCTGACGTAATCAATTTCACGTCTAGTGTGATACCAGCAATCGACTTGAACTTGCCGCGCGCGATCTCGCTTTCGTTCGCCAATGTCACGCCACCGATCTCAATCAACAACACAACGCTCGGATCGTTTGTTGGCACAGTGAGCGGTGACTTTAGCGCGAACGCGATCCCCGAGCCTGTATCGCTCGCGATCCTTGGCACTGGCCTGCTTGGTCTCGCGTTCGTACGACGCGCGCGCCAATGATCGATCCGCCCTGGATCAAGCCAGTTTCGATATTGCGGCTCGGCGTAAAGCAAGCCGAGCCGGTTCCTGTGTTAGATGACGCGCGCTTTGCATTCGATGCCGAGGTATTTCGGTTGCTAAGTCAGCATTCCTTCAGGCGCCTAGTATGGAGTGGTGACCTAAACGCGAGGGTGGTTGAGTGATCAGCCTAACTCCCAGAGTGAGCCTAATGAAGCGCGACGCGCGAAAAGGCGAGCAAAGGAGGCGCGCAAGCGCGCGCGCCGTCGCGCTCGCAAGCTGGGACTGCCGATACCCGAATTCGAGGTCAGCAAGGGCGGAAGGCCGTCACTGCCCGCTGAGCAACGGTTATCGCGCGAGGAAGCACAGCGTCGGCAGGTTGAGTCTAGGAGACGATCTCAGACCAAGCACAGGGAAAGGAACAACCGGATTGCGCGGGAGCGGTCGGCAGCGACGCGAGCGGAACGGCTCGCAGTAAAGGAACAGAAGCTTGCGGAACGCCGCCAGTGGCGCATTGACCACGCGGATGAGATCAAGGAACACAAGCGCGCGCTCATACTGGTATGGCGCAATGCGAACCGCGAGAAGCTGCGCGCAACATCCCGTGCAACCAAGGCAAAGCGAGGACGTGAGCGCAACCGTTTGGCATGGAAAGCATGGAAAGCTGCCAATCCAGAACTATACCGCGCCAAGTGTGCGCGTCGCAAAGCGAGAATGCGGAGCGCAATGGTAGTCGAAAAGATCGTTCCGCTTGATATTTTCGAACGTGATGGCTGGCTGTGCTATCTATGCGGCAATCCTGCGGACGTGACGACCGCAACGCTCGACCATATCATACCAGTCTCACATGGCGGACATCACTCGGCTGCCAACTGCCGCTGCGCGCATTACCTGTGCAATAGCCGCAAGTGCGACAAGACGATTGCCGAATTGCTCGGCTGGGCCGACGGCAATGGGATCGCCTTGCCTACCCGACTAGTGACGGTGCGACCGCCACCGAAGCCGAAGCGGCCACGCGGAAGGCCACGCAAGCATCCGCTTCCCGAGCAGGCACCCATAGGGGGTGCAAAACTTGAACCGATGACCAGCGGCAACCGCGCCCCAACCGATTTTTTAACATGGCGAAATTGCTGATGCCGGCGCGCGCCAGGACACCCAAGACGCCGAGCGGCTTGCGCTCGATCGAGTGGCCGGCGGATCAAGTCGAGCGTCGGCCGATCGCCGAGCTTGTTCCGTATGCGCGCAACGCGCGGCTTCATTCCGACGCGCAGATCGCGCAGATCGCCGCGTCGATCCGCGAGTGGGGCTGGACGATCCCCGTCCTGGTCGATGAGACCGGCGCGCTAATCGCCGGCCACGGTCGCGTTCTCGCCGCGCGGTTGCTCGATATCGCCGCGGTGCCGACGATGACCGCGCGCGGATGGAGCGAGGCAAAAATCCGCGCGTATCGGCTCGCCGATAACAAGCTCGCCGAGCTTTCAAGCTGGGACGCGGAATTGCTCGGTCTCGAATTGTCCGACCTTCGCGATCTCGGTGCGTCGGTCGAGCTTACCGGCTTCGATGCGAAGTCGATCGAGGAGCTTATCGCCGGTCCGAAGCCGCCCGGTTCGTTCGGCGATTACGATGAGACGATCGAGACCGAGCATACGTGCCCAAAGTGCGGCTTTAGGTGGAGCGGCGCGGCGGGTGTTTCACATGAGACGGCGGACGATGCGACCGCCTAAGCCGCCGTATCGCGTCCCGAGCATGGTCGAGATCGCGGCGGTTCCGCTCAACGGTTACCGCGTCGCATCGACGTTCAGCGGTTGCGGCGGCTCCTCGCTCGGTTACCGGATGGCCGGCTTCAAGGTTTGTTGGGCGAACGAATTCATCGCGCCGGCGCAGGCGGTCTATCGCGCCAATTTCCCCGATACGCCGCTCGACCTTCGCGATATCCGGTTGGTCGAGCGGGCGGATATCCTGAAAGCAACCGGATTGCAGGTCGGTGAGCTCGACTTGCTCGACGGCTCGCCGCCTTGCGCTTCGTTCTCGATGGCCGGCAAGCGGCATAAGGGCTGGGGCGAGGTCAAAAACTACAGCGCCGGCCGCAAGCAACGGACCGAGGACCTGTTTTTCGAGTATGCGCGGCTGGTCAAGGCTATCCAGCCGCGCGTGTTCGTCGCCGAGAACGTGTCCGGCTTGGTCAAGGGCGCCGGCAAGGGGTATTTTCTCGACATCCTCGCCGCCTTGAAAGCCGCCGGCTATCGCGTCCGCGCGCAACTGCTCGACGCTCAGTGGCTCGGCGTTCCGCAAGCCCGGCAACGGCTGTTCTTCATCGGTGTCCGCGCCGATCTCGCGACGGACCCGGCCTTTCCGACGCCTAGGAGCTTCCGCTACAGCGTCCGCGACGCTCTGCCGCATATCGGCGCCGTCGAGTGCGCCAACGGCTTCAACGGTCACGCTATGGCGTCTAGCAGCCAGCCCGCCGCGACCGTCCAGGCGTCGCGCGCGGTCCGTGTTCGGATCGGCACCTATGCCGGCGCGCGATCGGCCGGCGAACCGGCGCCGACCGTCTTGACGCACGGTCGGCGGCGGACGCGCAGCGAGCTTACGATTGCGGTCGAGCCGGAGGCGGATATGCGCCGCTTCTCGGTCGGCCGCGAGCTTGACAAGCTCGGCCAGGGCGAAAGCTCGGCGCGCTACTTCCAGCTTGTCCGCGCCTCGCTCGCAGCACCTTCGCCGACGATCACCGCGGAAGGCCGGAAGGCGCATGCCGCTTCGGTCGCGCATCCGACCGAGTGCCGCAAGTTCAGCATCGCCGAGCTTCGCCGCATATGCGCTTTCCCCGACGACTTCGTTCTTCTCGGCACCTACGCCGAGCAGTGGGAACGGCTCGGTCGAGCGGTTCCGCCGTTGATGATGGCGGCGATCGCCGAGACGATCCGCGATCGCGTCCTAGGCCCGGCCACACGCAGGAAGGGCGCGGATCGCTCCGCGCCCCTCCAGGCAGTCGCCGCTTGACCGGCTTACCAGCAGTTATACCGGCAGACATAGACGACCGGCGGCGAGTAGACCGGATGGCTTGCCGCGTAACCGGCGGCAGCGCCGACCGCCGCCGCGCCAAGCACCGCGAGAAAGCCGGTCGCGACCTTGGCGGCTTGTTCGTTATGCTCGGCGTTGACCTGGGCCTGGAACTGCGGAATTTGACCGCAGGAGACCTGATCGCCGGAAGCGCACAGCGAGCGAGCGTTGTCGAGATACGGCTGAGACGGCGCCACACAGGCGGTTGCGCCGAGCAGAAGGGCGAGCGCGCCGAATTTGAGCGAGCGCGCGCGGACGGATAGAATTGTCGAAGTCATTGGTGAAACATCCTTCACTGGTGATTAGAGGGCGGCGCCGGCCGTTCGCGCGACCGGCGCCGTTTTCGTCAGTTGGCGCGCGAATACCGGAGCACGCCGTCCGCGTCGCGAACCTTCGCGACCTTGAAGCCCGCGAGCTTGATCGCGCGGCCGATCGTCGCGCCAGCGCGGACCCAACCGAGCGCTTTGCAGACTTCGGCCGCGCTCGCACCGCCTTCGGCGGCGATCATGGCAATAATCTTGCCTTTCGCCCCGCCGACGACGGACTCGCCACCGCTAACCATGCGAACCGGCGCCTTGCGCGCTTTGGCGTCCGCCTTGGCGGCGATCTCCTGTCGGATCGCGCCGAGCGCGGTAACCGGCGCGCGCTTCGCCTTCGGCTTGTCGAGAACCTTCGTCGTCGCCTTCGCGACCGCCTTCAGGCTCGGCGCCTTCGCGGCCTTCGCGGCGCGCTTGGCGACGTTCTTCGCGACGTTCTTCGCAATGCCGCGCTCCAGCGAGGCGGCGCGGCGGGTGACTTTCTTGTTAGATGCAGGCATGATCGAGTTCCTATCGTGTCTAGGGTTGAACTAACCGGCCTTGCCGGGCCGGCGATCGTCTTTTCCGAGGCTTGCGGCGGCATTGCCAGGGCAATCGCAGCACCGCGCCAGTCGAAGCTGCGAATTCACCTAGCGTTCACCTGATGGATGCCGTCGCCGGCTTCGACATTCCGCGAAACTGGACTTTCGAGGATCAAGCGGTCGCGGCCGGCTTCGAGCGGCACGTCCGCGAGCAGCTTCCGTGGTATGAGATGGCAACCGGCGCCGTCGCGCATGTCGCGCGGCATTACATCCCGAACGACGGACTCGTTTACGATCTCGGCGCTGCGACCGGCAATATCGGCCGCGCGCTCGCGCCAACCCTGGACGCGCGCGGCGCGCATTTGATCGCGGTCGAGCCGTCCGCCGAGATGGCCGCGCTTTATGCCGGTCCGCCGGAGACCGAGCTTGTCATCGAGCGCGCCGAGTGCGTCGCCTTTCAGCCGTTCGATGTCGCTGTCGCGTTCCTGACCTTGATGTTCGTCGCGCCGGCCGAACGCCGCCCGCTGCTCGATCGGCTTCGCGATGCAGCCCGGCCAGGTGGTGCGATCATCATCTTCGACAAGTGCGAAGCCGAATTCGGCTATCCCGGCACGGTGCTATGGCGGCTTGCGCTCGCCGGCAAGCTCGCGGCCGGCGTCGATCCTGCCGAGATCGTCGCGAAAGAGCTTTCGCTTTCCGGCGTCCAGCGTCCGCTGCCGCGCATGCTATTGCCGGAACACGCGGTCGAGTTTTTCCGCTTCGGCGAATTCGCCGGCTGGCTGATCGAGACATGAAAAAGCCGCGCCACAGTCCGCGAGGCCGGAAGCGCAAGCCGAGCGCGCTTCACAAGCTCCACGGCACCGACCGTGCCGATCGCAACGCGGCGCCATATGAGCCGCAACCGGAAACCGATCTCGATGTCGTTCCGCCCGACTTTCTCACACCGAGCCAGAAAGCCGGTTGGGCCTATGTCATGCGCTACGCGCCGCGCGGTCTCCTCAAAGCGCTCGACCGCTCGGTTCTGGTCACCTGGGTCGAGGCAGAGGACCGCCATCGCACCGCCATGATGACACAGGCGCGGCTCGATCTCGCCAACAACCTCCCGCTGTTGACCAAGACGAAAGACGGCACCGCGGTCGCTTCGCCGTATCTCCGGATTATGAACCATGCCGCGCTAATCATGCTCCGGTGCGGCGGTGAGCTCGGCTTCTCGCCGGCGTCGCGACCGAGGATCCAGCTTATCCCGAGCGGCGGACCGCGCTTGATCGAGGGCGAGCTTGACCCCTGGGACGAATTGACCGCCGGCGTTGCCTAGCCGCGATCACGTTTCCCCCGCGCTCGACTTCGCTCGCCGGCTCGCCGACGACGCGACCGCTTGCGCGACCGCGCTTGCGAACCGCGCCATGCTGTTCGCGTCGATGCTGCCGAACATCAAGGGACCGGAAGCGGATAAGCCGATCCGGCTGATGGACTGGCAGCGCTTCGTCTATGCGAACATCTTCGGCTTCGTCGAGGCGGGCACCCGTTTGCGACGCTTCCGGCAGGCGTACGTCGCCGTCCCGCGCGGCAACGGCAAGACGACGGTGGTCGCGCCGGCCGCGCTCTATTGCACGTTCATGGAGCGCGAAGGCGGTGCCGAAGGCTATGCGGCGGCGGTTACGCGCGATCAGGCGCGTATCCTGTTCGACATGGCGCAGCAGATGGTTCGCCGCACGCCGCGCCTTCAGCGCTCGCCGTTGTCGGTCAAGGTGATGGTCAACGCGATCTTTCAGGAGCACACCGCGAGCCGGTTCGCGCCGATATCGTCGGACGCGAAAGCGCTCGACGGTCTCAACGTCGCGGTCGCGGTCTGCGATGAGATCGCGAGCCATAAAACGCCGGAAGTTTACGATGTGCTGTTGACCGCGATGGGCAAGCGGACGCAACCGCTCCTGATCTGTATCACCACCGCGACCGACAACAGCGCCGGCGTCGGCAAGCAGCTTTGGGATTACTCGCTTCGTGTGCTCGACGGTATCCAGGACGATGAGCGGCTGTTCGCGCTGATCTATACGCCCGACATAGGCGACGATACCTGGGACGAAGCGACGTGGCGCAAGGTCAATCCGGGTTGGGGCCAGACCGTCCAGCCAAATGCGGTCCGCCAGAACGCTAAGCAGGCGCGCAACAATGCCGCGCAGCAATCGGCGTTTATGACGCGCCATCTCAACGTATGGGTCGGCGCCGACGAAGCGCTATTCTCGATGCGAGCATGGCAGGAGTGCACCGATCCGACGCTTCGGATCGAGGACTTTTTCGGCCAGCCGTGCCACATGGCGCTTGACCTTGCGAGCAAGACCGATCTCGCCGCCGTCGCGCTGGTGTTCCAAGAGGGCGACGGCTACGCGGTATTCAGCCGGTGCTATCTCAACGCGACGGCGGTCGCCGAAGCGCGTAATCCGTCCTACCCGAATTGGGCGCGCGACGGCGTGTTGCGGATCACACCGGGCAACGAAACAGACTTCGCCGTGATCGAGGCCGACATAACCGAGGACTGCCGCCGCTTCGCGGTTCAATCGGTCGCCTATGATCCATACGGATCGACGCAGCTTTCGCAGCGGCTTCGCGCCGAGGGCGTTCCGATGGAGGAGTTTCGCGCGGTTCCGCTGAACTTCAGCGAGCCGACTAAGGAACTCGACGCGGCGATCCGTTCCGGCCGGCTTCGCCACGACGGCAACGGCGCCTTGACGTGGTGCATATCGAACGTCGTCGGACATTACGACGCGCGCGGCAACGTTTATCCGCGCAAGGCGAGACCAGAGAACAAGATCGACGCGGCGGTGGCGCTGATAATGGCGACGGCTCGCGCTATCGGACCGCAGATCGACACGACCTCTGTCTATGAAAGCAGGGGGCTACTCGTGCTCGGCGGCTAAGGCTGGGCGCGTTCAACGCCGATGGTTTCAACCGAAAGAATGGAGTGGATGACATGCCGCATGTGAGTGGTTTCCTTCGCGTAACCGGCGGGGGCCGGCCGGATCAGGGTTTGCCGGGTGGCGGCGGCGAGATCGACAACACCCTGCCGGGCGGAGGCTGGGGAGGTGGCGAGATCGACAATACGCTGCCGCCTCCTCCCGGCATCTGGCCGCCGCCGGTTAGCATTTGGCCACCTGTCGCCCTGCCGCCTGACTATCCTATGCCGCCGGGAAGCATCTGGCCGCCCGTACGTCCGCCGCATGTCGGTGGCGGACCGATGCCAGGGGCACCGGGGCATGTCGGTGGCGGACCGATGCCAGGAACGCCGCCCGTCGCCGGGCAGCCGTTGCCGCCGACGCCCGGCCTGCCAGGACAGGGCTTGCCGCCAGCACCAGGGCACGCCCCGTCGGGCAAATTCTTGGTGGCAATCGTCGCGGCGGCAGCCGGCGGTCTCAGGGTCGTCGGCTATACGGTAGTGGACCCGAGCTTGGATGTCGGGATGCCGCTGCCGGGCGGACCGCCTGGGGGCGTTGCGACGCCGCCGATCGCGCCGACACCTGAGCCGAAGCGCTAACCGCCGACATGGGCTTTCGGGAACGCCTAGGTCATTGGCTGTTGGGTGGCGCGGCTTCCGCGCCATCCGCGCCGGAGACCAAAGCCGACGCTGCGGTTACTTCGACCCTTGGCGGGTTGGGGTGGCCGCAGCCGATGCTGTACGCCGCGCTCGGCGGCTACGCGAGCAATACCGGCGTTCCCGTTACCCCGTTCACCGCGCTTCAAGCCGCCGCCGTTTACTCCTGCATTCGGACGATCTCGCAGGACATTGCGATGGTCTCGCCGTTCGTTCGGCGCCGGTTGATAGGCGGCGGCTATCAGCGCGAGCTTCGCCACCCACTGACCAAGCTGTTTCGGCGACCGAACCGCTGGCAGACATGGTTCGAATTTATCGGCTACGCGGTAACCTCGCTTTGCCTTCGCGGCAATGCGTTTGTCGTCGTCGAGCGCGACCGCGACGCCAATCCGATCGAGCTTGTCCCGATCGCGCCGGACCGCTGCACGATCATGCTGACCGACGACGGCGAGCTTTGGTATCGGATCAATTCGCGCCGGCTCGGTTACGGTCTCCTCGTGCCGCCCGACGACATGATCCACATCAAGAATATCTCGATGGATGGCTATGTCGGCGTATCGCCGATCGCGATCGCGCAGGACGTGATCGGTCTCGCGCTCGCGACGCAACAACACGGCGGCATCCTATTCCGCCAAGGCGGACAGATCGGCGGCGTTATCAGCCACCCCGGCAAGCTATCGAAAGAGGCGTCGGACCGGATCGCGAATTCATGGCGCGAGACCCACGCGGGCGTCCAGAACGCGCACAAGGCGGCGATCCTCGAGGAAGGGATGAAGTTCGATAAGGTCGCGATCACCAACGAGGAAGCACAGTTCCTTGAAACGCGCCGCTTCCAGGTTATCGACATATGCCGGCTATACGGCGTTCCGCCGCACCGGCTCGGCGAGCTTGACAAGGCGACGCTCAACAACATCGAGCAGCAAAATCAGCAATACGTTGACAGCGCGCTAAAGCCGACCGCGCGCTCGATCGAGCAGCTATTCGACCACCATCTTCTGTTCGATGACGAACGGTCGATCCTAGAGTGCAAGTTCGACTTCGATGACATGACGCGCGGCGATCTCAAAACGCGCTTCGAAGCCTATCAGATCGGCACCTTGAACGGCTGGCTGAACCGCAACGAGGTCCGCGCCCGCGAGAACATGAATCCGATCGACGACGGCCACGGCGACGAATACCGCGTCCCGCTCAATACCGCGGTGCCAGGAACCGCGCTCGATCCGGCGACGACTGCGCCAAGCGAGACCGCGCCGAAGCCGGCCGCGACGCCGACCAAGCCGGAACCTGGAGGAACCGACTGATGGATATAGGGTTCGTCTTTTGGTTGATAATGCTGATCTGGATCATCTTTTGGGCGTTCGGCAACTTTACGCCGCAGGGGCAGCCCTATTGGAACCGGGGCGGCTGGTTGGTCGGGTTTGTGTTGTTCTTTCTCCTAGGCTGGCGCGTGTTCGGTTTTATCATACGCGGAACAATGTGATGCAGATCGTCAGTGTTACGCACTTCAAGACCCTCAACCGGAGCCGCAACGTCACGCGCGCGGCGATCGGCGTTCGCAAGCAGATCATCGGACCGGCCGAACAGCTTGGCGGCGACCAGCGCGCGCTGCGCTTTACCATCTCGACCGGCTCGATCGATCGCGAACAGGACCGGATCGCGCTCGCCGGTTGGGACCTCGCGAATTTTCGCCGCAACCCGGTTGTCCTCTGGGGCCACGACGCGAGCCGGCTTCCGATCGGCCGCGCCTTCGATCTCCGCATCGAGGACGCCGCGCTGAAAGCCTCGGTCGAATTCATTCCGGCCGATACGCCGGAAGGCGGTCAGTTCGCGGAGTCGGTTTACCGGCTCGCGCGCGGCGGCTTTATCGCCGCGACCAGCGTCGGCTTCCGGCCGGTCAAATGGGAATACACGCGCGACCAAGCGCGCGGCGCCGATGACTGGTTCCCCGGCATCGACTTCGAGGAGCAGGAGCTTGTCGAGCTTTCCGTTGTCACAGTTCCGGCGAACCCCGAGGCATTGATCGAGGCACCAGGTCCCGGCGAGGGAACCGCGATCGCCGGCGATACGCCGCCGGTAACCGGCGAGGAAGTCACCGCCTTCAATGAAGAATTAACAAGAGCACGAGCACGCCGCCGACGCATGCTCCAACTGGCACTAGCAACCGAGTGAGCCGGTGCCGATACCGACGCCGAACGATGGCGAGAACCGCGACGACTTTATCGGTCGCTGCATGGGCAGCGATGCGATGGTCGAGGACTACCCCGACAACGATCAACGCGCGGCGGTTTGTTACTCGCAGTGGCGAGACCGCGCCGCGCATGTAGAGGAAAAAACGATGTCAACACTTTCCGAGAAACACCGCGAACTAAAGCGTCGGCGCGCCGAGGTCGTCACCAAAATGGGCGATCTGGTCAAGCAGGAAGGCGACGACGACAAGCCGTTGAGCGATGAGCAATCGACGACCTTCGATCAGCTTGCGTCCGCGCTCGCCGCGATCGACCAGCGGCTACAGCGCGTCGCCGCCGCCATGACCGCCGCCGCCGAAGGCGCACAGGACGCGAACGGCGACGGCGAGGACGACGATACCGAGGAAGCCGCCATGCGAGGCACCCAGCATGCGAGCTTCCGCGTCCAGGGCGGAACCGCCAAGGCGGCTGCGCAGCCAAAGCGCGATCCGTTCGCCGGCATACGCGACAAGCGCGGCGTCCGCGCCGCACGCTATGTGCTCGGCATCCTCCATGCGCGGTTCAATCACGTATCGATGGACAAGGCGGCGGAATTCGTTGCGAACCGCTTCGCCGACGATATCGTTGCCCGCGCACTCAATAGCGGCGTAACCGGCGAGGGCGGCGCGCTTATTCCGCAAGACTTCATGGCGGACCTCATCGAGCTTCTACGCGCGACAACCGCGGTGCGCGGCGCGTCGCCGATGGAGGTCGGTATGCCGATGGGCAACCTGACCATACCGCGTCTCGCTGGTGGCGCGACCGCCGCCTACCAGAACGAACTCGACGACATCGCGATCTCGCAAGAGCGGTTCGATGATGTCAATTTCGTTGCCAAAAAGCTGACCGCGATGGTTCCGGTCTCGAATGACCTGATCCGCCGCTCGCCGATCGGCGTCGAGGAGATTGTCCGCGACGATCTCGTGCAAACGATCGCACGCCGCGAGGATCTTGCGTTCCTTCGCGGCGACGGCACCGACAAGGGACCGATCGGCATGCGCCATCTGGTGTTGCCGGCGAACCTGATAACGGTCACCGCCATGCCGGCGACCCCGGCACCGGGCGACCAGCTAACCGCGATCCTGTCCGGCGCGTCGGCGGCGATCCTGGCGTTGCAGAATGGAATGTCGCGCATGATCCGGCCGACCTGGATCATGTCGCCGACCGTCGCGCGCTTTATCGGCACGGCCAGGGATCAGGTGGGCGGCTTCTACTTCAAGGAAGAGGTCGAGCGCGGTCAATTCGAGGGCTATCCGATCCGGCTGACGCAGCAGATACCGACCAACCTCGTAATGACGACGTTCACCAAGGCCAGCGAAGTCTACTTCGTCGATATGGCAGACTTTGTAATTGCCGACACCTATAACGTCGTCGTCGATGCGTCGGACGTTGCGGCATACAATGACGGCGTATCGATGGTCTCGGCGTTCCAGCGCGACCAGTCGTTGTTCCGCGTTATCGCCGAGCACGATTGCAACATGCGGCACTTGCAAAGCTTGGTCGTACTGCTGACGCAGGATTGGGCATTCTCCGGCGTTCCCGGCTCGGCCGGCGCGCCGTTCTCGACGCAACCGCTCAATCCAACGTGGTCGCAGGCGCCCGCGATCCGGCCCGCGCTCGCGACCGGCGCGAACCCGCCGCCGACGCTGACCGATCCTCCGTAATCTCAAACAAACAGGAGACGACACGATGCCGGTGGAGGGAATTCCGCAACGCGATGTGGTGGTCACGTTCTCGACGCACTTCGCTAGTTACAACGCCGGAGAGTCGGCGAGCTTCACAGCCGACGAAGCGCAACGGCTCGCCGATCTCGGCGTAACCGGCGACGCCCCTCCACCGGCAGAGGCGCCGGTTAATACCGGCGTTCCCGTCGTCACCCAGGCGGCGGACGTGCTCACTTGCACACAAGGCACCTGGGACGGCTCGCCGACCGGCTACGCCTACGCCTGGGCGATCGACGGCGGACCGGTCGGAACCGATAGCGCGACCTATACCGCGTTGCCGGCCGATATCGGCTTAACCGCGACCTGTGTCGTTACCGCGACGAACGCGACCGGCTCGACGGCGGCACCGCCCTCGGTCGGCGTCGTCGTCGCGTAGCAAAGGAAACCAAGATGAGTGGCGTTGTCCCCGGCACGCTGGTCCACATGCGGACGCTTCGGCGTTTCTCGCATTACATGGCCGGCGAGCTTATCGCCGTCCCGTTCGACGCGGCGAAAGACCTCGAAGCGAAGCGGCTCGCGCAGCCGTTGCAACTATTCGTCCCGACGCCGGTCGGCGCGGCAATGCCGGTCGCCGAGCCGGTTCGGCAACCGGCCGGCATCGTGCGGAAATAGCCGCGGCATGTATGGCGGCTTCCACGTCATAACGCCGCCGGCAACCGAGCCGATTACGGTCGATCTCGCGCGCCGGCATTGCCGGGTCGATGCCGACTATGACGACGACCTGATCGCGATGTATATCGAGGGCGCGCGGCTTGAGGCCGAAGCCTATACCAACCGCGCGTTTTTCACCCAGCACCTACAATTCGCGATCACCTGGGGACCGCCACCGACCGCGACGCCGCTCGTGCCGCAGAGCTTGATCGTCTTTCCGCTCAACTGGCCTCCGTTGGTCAAGCGGCCGATCGAGCTTCCGCGCGCGCCTTGCCAATCGGTCGAGCAGATCACCTGGGGGCCGCTCGGCGACATGCAGCCGGCCGATCCCGAGGATTACGATCTCAACCTCGCGGTCGATCCCGGTTATGTCGCGGTCAAGCCGCAACTGCTGCCGCGCATACCGCAACAGTCGATGCTGATCGACTACACCGCCGGCTATGACGACGCGGACCCGGCGGCGGTTCCCATGCCGATCCGCCAAGCGATCCTGATCGGAACCGCCCACTACTATGAGAACCGGGGCGACGTGTCGGCAGAGATGCCGGCGGCGTTCTATCGGTTGCTCGATCCGTATCGGCTCTGGACGTTCGCCGGATGAGCCGAGACACCCACCGTAGCGCCGCTCCGGCAGGGGCTACGCGGCGCCGACGCGG